AATCTTTTAGTTTGGAATTGACAGCATTTATTCTATCTCGAATTGCTGGGTGTCTATGTTTTACCTTAACTGTAAATCCACCATTTTGTAAAATAGATAAATCTGTTCTTCCACCAGCAGAAGTTTTTCTTTGTCTTGAAGCTGGGTCAGGATAGATAAATATAGGTATCTTTGTTCCATATCTATCTCTTATCTCTTGCACCATTTCGTCAGTATTACTTGAATAAATTACTATCTCGTCAACTAAATATATTTTTTCTTTTTCTATCTGTGCAACACAAGCTGACATTGGGTCTATGTTAAAGTCCATTCCAATATGTAAAGGTTTTGTCCAATCTATCTTTTTATTTACAACAGACTCAACAGGGTGAAAGTTGTAGTAAATAGCACCAGCATAATTTTCAAAAGTTCCCTCAAACTCTTGCCTAAAAGTTCTTTGATCTAAGTCTTGTCTAGCTTGATCTATTTCTTTTGGTGTAACCATTCCACCCTCTAATGTAGTGTATTGAAAGCTATCCCATTCAGAGTCTTGTTTGCCTTTTAAATACATTTCATAAGACCAATTACCATAACCTTTAGGAGTTCCGCACATAAAAACATTCCCTAATGTGTCTGATACTGATGCTCTAAGAACTTCAAACCATGCTCTTTTGTCAATGTCAGCAAATTCATCTAATATTAAAAAATTTAATCCTGTTCCTCTAAGTGTATCCGGTAGATCAGCAGACTTTAGTGATATTGTGCTTTTAGTTTTTCGTATAGTTATTGTAAGAGTTGTTTCGTTTATATCTTCTATCCAATTAAATTTATTTAGTATCTCTTTCAGGTTTGACCAGCAAATGTCTTTTGCCATTTTAAGAGTTGGTGCAACATACCAGATTTTTTGATTTGGTAGTGCCGCATATTTCATCATTTCAGTTATAGCAAGATATGTTTTACCAAATCTTCTACCTGATATTAAAACTCTAAATCTTTTCTTTGATGATGATATATGATGTTGGGGTTTTGTTAGAGTTATCTTCATAGCAACCAAATTTAATATAGATGTTGTATTTATTAACATCTTCTCTGCCTAGTTCTACAATTTTGTTGTATGACTCATTGTAGCCATCTAGCATACATTCATAAGCATCAGGATATTTCACTTCAAAAGTGTGTGGTGGAATACATGAAGTTTTACCATCTATTACAGAACACATCATCATTGTTAAAATAAAACTCATTTTTTTTTCTTCTTTGCATTGTATTTCCTATGAGTTTGTACTCTCCAGCACCAATGAAATATGCTTCTAGTTACCTTTTCAATACTTGCTATAATCCAATCAATCATTGTTATACTCATAAATTATTTTAAAATAAGTTTTTTAATACTTTTCTCTCCCATATAAATTTCAATTTCTGCTTTGCTTTTTATACATTTATAGGTGACGTTTGGTGTGTATTGTCTTTCAGCATGTCGTTTTCCTCGTAAACATACCGCCATATTTTTTTGTATTCGGTGTTCCTTAATTTCTGCTCCGTAAAACATAATAAGGGCTACCACAGTTTCTATCATAATACTTTACCTTTATTTTCACCTTGTTTAATTACATATTTTTGAGTTCCATATTTACCTATTTCTACTTCCTTTTTTAAATCTTTTACTAACATCATTTGTTTAGTTTTTTCTTTTTGTTTTTTAATATGATCTAATACTTGTCTAGTTATACGAACCATTTTTTAAACCCATTTCTCTGTTTGCATCTTTTAATTTTTCAATATCATTTAAAACTTTATCCATTTGTTTTTGTAAAAACTCTATATTAACTTTGTTCAAAGCCATTGATTCAATATGTTTATTTAGTCTATCTGTTGTTTTGTATAAATCCTCTATCATCATAAATTGTTCTGAGTCTGCTGGTAAAGAACCCATTTGTCCTCTTGGCCATTTAATCCTAAATTCAGTATTGTGTTCTACATCTTTTTGCATAAGTTCTAATGTTGTTGCCATTCTGTTTTGTGATTCAATAATACCAAAATATGCCCATGTTCCTATTGCAACCATAGCAATCAAAGAAGCAACTGTTTTCATTGGCATCTGTACTCTGGCTTCATCTGATATATTAAGTGGTTTATTACTCATATTTTAAATCCTTTTTTCCATGATTGGATAGCCCAATATGCACTAGAGAGAGTGACTTGTTTTCCGCTTTTTCTTACCTTTGCCAATATAGGTCTAAATCTAGCAAAGAACATTCTTTGTCTTGTTGGATTGTTTTTTCTGATTGGCATACCTTTTGCACCAAATCTTACTATTTGCACTCTGCCTGTTTTTCTATTTCTTACAAATACCCCAAACTTCTTTGAAGCTGATGGTGTTCTAAAAGGTTTATTTAATTTTCTATTTCCATGTATTGACATGGTTTTTTATTATCACTTATCATCTACAAATACACCCAAAAAAATAACCTGAACCATCTTTCATTTGATGTAAATTTATTGGATAGTCTAAATATTCTGTAAACTCTAATCTAATAATATCGCACAAAGAAAAACAATCTACATCTGCTAAAATCTTTATATGATCTAGCATTTCTTTTGTTACTTCTACTAATGAATAAACACCATCATTTAAAATTATAAGTTCCATTATCTTCTAAAATGTCTTGGTCGCCATTTGTTGCAGACATAAGTATCTTTGACTCCCTGAGTCCTGAATACACCGCAAAACATTCTTCTTTCAGAAAACATTCCGCAGTTTCCGCATGACCCTCTACCTTGTGATGGTCTAAAATCTTGTGGCATTTGGTAGGGTATAAACTCACCATTCTTATAAAAGTTTGATCGTTTCATTTACCCTTGTCCTCGATATTTCTTGTATGATCTTCTTTTGTTTTTATTCATTGAACTAAACTTTGGTCGTCTACCAATAGAAGTGCCATTCTCTGTACGAGTATATTCTATAACCTTACCATATAAATTACCCTTTTTTTTTGCCATTTAAGTCTTTAACTTCTTCAGCTTTAGCTTCTATAATTAATGGTAAAGGTTCTGTAGTGTTGGTATTGTGTATCCGGTCAGACATATTTAGGTATTGCTTACTTAACCAGATCAAAAGTTTATCATTACCTTTCATAGCTTTTTCGTACATTCTTTTTCTTAAACTAGCTTTACCTTTGTTTTTATTAACTTCTAATAAATCGGCAAATCTTCTTTGTAAAGTTCTTGCAGATATTCCTACAATGCTACCTATTTCTTCCTGAGTACACCCAATCTGGCTTAAATTTGCTAATATTTTTTCATCAATAGTTTTATGTGGTCTGCCTAATTGTTTCTTCTTTTCTGCCTTGTTTATGTCGCTTTTCATATTGCTATATCTCTATCTTTTTTAATTCTTTTATGCAACCAATAGGAAAGACATTACGATCACTAAAAGTTTCTTCATCATAACTAGCAAATGACCAGACACATTTTTTATTTTTTTTGTAAATATAACCCATTGTTGTCATTAAAGCTGGTTTCATATTGTCAAATTCAGTTGCAGAAGCATGAGAACCATCTGCTAAAATATCGTACCAAACAATTTTGTAGAAATAATATTTTTTCTTACCTATTGAAATATGTCTGTATTTTGACTTTTTTCTGACCATTTAATGCTTTCGTTTTTCTATAGATTCTACAATAGCCCTATAATATTCAAGCTGAACTTTTAGCATTTTATTTTCAAGTGACAGTTTAATCAATCTTTTTCTAACATACTTAAATAATCGCAGTATTTTCATTATTGATACTCAACTATTGGCTCATTCTTCCATTTGTGCTTTTTGTATTTTTTGCCATCTTTCATAATAATATTATACTGACCCCATTCAGACACGATTTTATATTCGCTATTAACAATCTTATCTTTGCTAGACTTACTATTTAGTAACTGTTTATTAGTATGTTTAGTTAGTACTTGTTGCGATAGGTGGTCTGTAGGTGGTTGTTCTTTATCAACATACTGAAATTTGTCGTAATTTACAATGCTTATCAAAGTTACTTTACGACTAGGGTGGTTGGTTGTGGGCTGAAGCTGGTGGACTCTTGTGGTTATCATCTTCCTACGCACTAGCCTTAGTATAAAAGTTCTCATTTCAGAGTATGTCATTTTAAATCTTTTAGCTGTAACTCTTAATGGCATAATCATCTCTCCTCTACGAACAAAAATCTTATTATCTAAAAATCTCAAATCTTTGTCCTGATGACTTGCGGAACTTATCATGTAAATCCAACAACTAGCTTGTAACAGATTTTTAAATACAGGGTGTTGAAAGATATTACGATAACAAATAAAATAACCTGACTTACGACTCATTTTTTATCCTCTCTTTTACTTTGGCTAATATTTCTAATTCAGTACCATACTTTTCTTCAAAAATTTTTTTATTATGATGTATTCCACCATTCCCCTGATGGTGAAAAAAACATAAAGGGATTGTGTCATAATGAGATGATCTTCTTCCCATACCTAAACCTTTTGGTCTAATGTGATGAACATTAGCTGGTGCTTCACAAATCCAACAGCCAAGATTTGCTACCTTACTCATGTATTCTCGTTCTTTTTTGTTTGCCATACTATCGCTGTTTTTCCATAAGGTGTTTCTCGTCTATGTCCACTATCTTCAATAAGTTCCAAAAGCTGTAACTCTCGAACTCTAGCACATACACTAGATAATGGCATCTCTAATTCATCTGCGATTTGATAATTAGTTGATGATTGCGATTTTACAAATTCCAAAACCTTTTCTCTTTTAGTTTTTAATTTTGGCTTTTGTTTGTTGTATGCTGACTTGCTTGTTTCAGTATAATTATGTGCTGGGTACTCCAACTCTAATTGTTTCATATTTTCCTCTCTCTAAAAAGATAGCGGACAGAGAGAGTAGTCCGCTACCTTAATTAACCTAAGTAAGATATGAATTTAATACTTATATTGCTTTTGGGAGCAATAATCTCTCTTAACATAAATATTAAATTTTTTCATATCTTATTTTGATTTGTAACTGATTTGCTTTTCTGATGCAAATTAATAGCTAGAGTTGTATAAGATGTTAAAAAAGCTAGGTTTTAAGCCATAAAATAAGGGCTTGTAATACAACTTAAAATATGAACATAATACGACATATGTTAAATATAAAAAAAACAAATAACCTAAAGAGAGCATAATGACTAAAATAAATGATGAAAAAACACAAAAACAAATTTTACATTGGGTTGATGCCAATAATGGTAATGTTCGTTTTTGTATAAATTATCATACTATATCTGACAGAAAACATAGAACTATAAAAACTATAAAAGGTGTCGTTAAAGTTCTAAAAGAATTTAACTCTATACCTAAAGAGTCATGGACTCTTTCTAAAGATGAAAAAGCACATAGTTTATATAAAAAAGGCTTAAACATTTATTTAACAAAGGAGAGAGCATAATGAAAAAAGGTAATTATAATTGGACACCAAGATATAAAGTTGGTTCTATGTATAAATCTAAATTAAACAATAAGAGATATTACATTGAAAATTCAGGTTCTAAAACTTGTGCTTTAAGAGTTAGAATTTTAGAAAATGGTGTTTTTTTAGATTTAAGCCCTAATGCTTTTGACAAAAGAAAAGAAAATAAAAATATTTTTTATGGTCTTATGCAAAAGGATTTAGATAAATTAGATTTAGTAAAAATAGAGGAGAGAGCAAATGTATAATATAAACGAAAGACTATCTGAACTTAAATCAGGTAACTATTTAATAAAGGTCACAAGCATTGGAGATAAAAGACCTAACAAATATTATTCAAAAGAATATTTTGTAACAGTAAAATATCAAGTTACAGATTTGAATAATCCAAAAAGAAAATATGGAGTAATTGTTTCAGGTTTAGGTGCAAAGCCTATTGAACTTAATGTAGATAGAGAACTATTACCTACCAATTACTTTACTTGGCAAAATTTTGATGAAGTATTGTTTGAGAGATTATCAAGATGGCAAAACAATATAAATCAAGATGGCTACTATCCTAAAGACAGAAACACAGGTCAGATAGTAGATAAAAACAAAACAGAGGAGAGAGCATAATGACAAAAGAAATAAAAGAAAATACTTTAGTGTCTGATGAACATATTGAATGGTTTAATGCTAATGTAAATTATGGTGGACATGAAATGTGGAAAAAAAATGATGTTGCTTTTCAAAATGCACCTAATGGTAAATTTGATGAACAATGTTGTATTTGTAATAAAGGTATGAATACACAAACAGGCAAAGGTTATATAACTAGAGGCTATGCTACTCCACTTGCTTTAGTTCACAAAAAAGACCACGATCATTTAGAACAGAATTTGTCAGGGTCAGATATGGGTTGTTATTATGTTGGGTCTGAATGTGGTAAGAAAATAAAAAAATCATTAAAAGATGCTGGTCTTAATTGGAAAGACTACATTTATTATTTTGATGGAAAGGAGAGAGCATGATACTTAAAATAAAAACTAGAAACAAAGACTTTGATTTGTTACAAGATACGCAAAAGAATTTGGGTGTAATATTTCACCCAAATACTACTTTAGATGAAGTAGTAACTATAATAAAAAAGGAGAAAGCTAATGTTAAAGGCACTCCCAAAGCTTCAATCAAAGTACGACAAAGCTTTAATTCAAGAAAAGGATTTGTTGGAAAAGATGAAAAAGCTACGGAAAAGAAAAAAACACATGGCTTGGAAGATACATCAAATAAAGTATCACCCAAATAGTCTGTAGAGAGAGGATATATAGATATGAAAAAGATACTTTTACTAGCGGTCTTTGCGACCCTATTACAAGCTTGTGCTTACAAACCTGTCATAGATACAAAAGGAAGATCAGGAACTTTTGATAATAGTAGAGCAGATGAAATAACTGATGATCTGATTACTTGCAAAACTTTAGCTAAAGACAATACCAATATGTTTGTAGAGTCAGGTAAATATGTTTGGAACTATTACTTTAGATCAGCTACCTTATGGTTGAGTCCTAAAGCTGAATATGATTATCCAATGCTTTATAGAAATTGCTTAAAAGGGAGAAATCACAATGTCATCAATTAAATTTAATACAAAAGAAACAAATACAATCATTAAAGCATTATTGAATAGAAAACGAGATTTTGAAACTTTAGATGAAGAACAATATTTTAAACAGAATTGTGACAAAGAGAGTAAAGATATTGACAAAATTTTAAAAAAAATAACAAAACAATATTCTTATGACTAAACCTACAGCAAAAATTATTAAACTAAGCTTTCAATGTGCAAGATGTTTTAAAGATGATGCAGATAAATTAGCTTGGTTTTCT